CTGTTAAGGGTGAGGGTTCTTCAATCGAGTATGACAACGCACAAGAAGCGTGGACGGCTCGTTACACAAACGAGACTATCGCAATGGGTTTCTCTATTACTGAGGAAGCTATTGAGGATAACCTTTATGACTCACTTTCTGCTCGCTATACAAAGGCTCTTGCCCGCGCTATGGCTTACACTAAGCAAGTTAAAGGTGCCACAATCTTGAACAACGCATTCGCCGCGGGTACTACTTACGGTGATGGCGTGTCTTTATGTTCCACCGCTCACCCTCTTGTATCTGGCGGGGTTAACTCAAACCGTCCGGCTATTGGGGCTGACCTTAACGAGGCTTCACTAGAAGCGGCTGTTATTCAGATTGCGGGTTGGACTGATGAGCGTGGCTTGCTAATTGCTGCACAGCCTACGAAGTTAATTATCCCACCTGCCCTGCAATTCGTTGCTACGCGCATCTTGGAAACTAACCTTCGTGTTGGTACAGCAGATAACGACTTGAACGCCCTTAAGAACAACAGTGCTATTCCGGGTGGTTATTCAACTAACCATTACCTAACGGACACTAACGCTTGGTTCTTGATGACGGACATTCCTAACGGCCTGAAGCACTTTGTTCGTACTCCTATGCAAACAAGCATGGATGCAGACTTTGATACAGGTAACAGCCGTTATAAGGCTCGTGAGCGATACAGCTTCGGCGTATCTGACCCACTGGGTATCTTTGGTTCACCCGGCGCTTAATAGGCAAAAGGTGATTAGGATAGGGGGCTTCGGTCCCCTTTCTTTTTTGTGGAGAATACTATGAAAAATGTAAAGCATTATGAAAAAACCGGCAAGATATTTACCGGTAAGACCCACAAGCACCCAGACGGCACTCTAATGAGTGGAACTAAAATGGGTAAAAACGCCCGTACTTTATTACATTATGGCGCTCTTAGTGCTTCGGCTAAAAAGAACGCTCGTAGCCAGTGGTAAGTGTTGAGGGTAGGATATGACCGAAGGTGCTAGAATATGTACTTCATGCAATATCGCTCTACCTCTAGCTAGATTTGAGACATTCAATGACGGTAAGTTCCGTGGGGTGTGTAGAGATTGCACATACGCGCAGAGAGCTCGCAAAATGTCAGCTTCTCCTGAAGCATTCCTTAAGACACTTATGGTGCAGTTGAAGTCTGCTAGGCGTAACGAAGACATAGCGTTTACATTAACCGCCGATGAAGTCTGTGAATTATGGGAGGTGCAAGCGGGTAAATGCGCCCTATCTGGCGTACTACTAACTTACCAGCGCGACGGTAAAAGCGGGGACGGGAAGAAAAAAGAGTTTAATGCTTCTCTAGACCGCATAAACCCCGGAGGACCCTACAGCCGAGAGAACGTACAGCTTGTAGCGGGCCGGGTAAACACTATGAAACACACGTTAGGAGAAGATATGTTTATCTGGTGGATAAAAAACATCCATGAGCATTTCTTGTCTAAAATGCGTATTTAGTTGCCCTAGTTTAAAGAATACGAGTAACATGTAGTTGGAGCTTACCCGACAAGGCGTTCCAATGCCCATAAGACGGCGCAGGCCCACTACGGTGGGTCTTTTTATAGGTATCGGTTGTACAATACACCGATAAGTGATATATACTTAATTAACTCCGGGACAAACCGGTTTATCTGACAGCTCCCGGCTGACGACATGCAGACAGATATACCTAAAACTAACTCGCATGTGAGGAACTACCGATGGGTAATACAACTTTCTCTGGCCCAGTTAAAGCGGGCACTATTTCCAATACTACCGGAACAACTCTCGGCGCAAACGTAAAGAATACGGGCCAAGTAACTATGGCTCAGACTTTTTCAACTGGAACTGCGCTTAACAATGGAGCTTCTGCTGCTAACACTACTACTGTAGTTATTCCGGCTAACTCTCAAATTATTGACATCGTACTAGATTGCCCTACAGCTATGGCGGGTGCTACAGCAGTGCTGAGCATTGGAGATAGCGTTGGCGGTAACACTACGTTTCTTAATACCTTTTCCATTACAGTTGCTTCCGGCGCAGGCCGAAAGTACCCCACCACTGAAGCTGGCGGTGCTCTTGCTTGGGCAGACACTGGGACTGCGGATAAACTATTGGTTTGGACTACAACTGGGGCCACTACTGCTGGTGAAATTAGAGCGACTGTTCTGTATCAACAAAACATTAATCTCGCCTAAATTGAGTCAGTAACTTAGCGGAGTAGTTTATGGTTGATACAGTTGCAACACAAATAATCCAAGATGGGGGTCGATCTGCGGTTGTAAAAACAACAGTAGTGATTGGCGCAGGGGCAGGGGGAAACCCCCCACCACCTCAAGAAGTCACATTGGTAGACGTGTCAGGCTTAGCTCCAGACGTAGCTACCGGGAGAGCTTGCACAGGTGCGACTCTTCAGAACGTAATCTTCGCTAATGTGGGTGTTGCCGTAGAGCTACAGTGGAAAGCGAATGCTAACGTTCTTATCTTTGATTTTCCTAGGAATTGGACTGAGCAGTACGATTTTAGTGCCTTTGGTATACCAAACAACGCGGGGGCTGGTAGGAATGGGGATATAGTAGCAGAGTCACAGGCTAATGCAGTAACCCCTCTAGTCGAAGGTGACACCTACACGTTTGTACTTACAGTTACTAAAACCTATGGCTAAACAAATAGATAAGAAAGCGATGGCTTGTAATAAGCCTAAACGAACCTCGGGCCACCCTAAGAAGTCTCATATAGTTAAGGCTTGTGAAGGTGGCAAAGAGAAAATCATTCGTTTTGGTGAGCAAGGCGCTAGTACTGCGGGTAAACCCAAGTCGGGAGAATCTGCTAAGATGAAGGCTAAGCGCAAGTCGTTTAAGTCTCGTCACGGCAAGAACATCGCTAAGGGTAAAATGAGCGCAGCCTACTGGGCTGATAAAGTTAAATGGTAGGAGAGTAACTATGTGGATTAAACCTTCATACGAAAATGTACGCCTTGGCTTTGAAATTACTATGTATTTTAAGACGCGGTAATGCCGAGTAAAAGCAAGGCGCAACATAAGTTAATGGCGGCAGTGGCAAATAATCCTAAGTTCGCCAAGAAAGCGGGTATCCCGCAAAGTGTAGGTAAAGATTTTACTAACGCGGATAAAGGAAAAACCTTTAAGGAGGGCGGTATGCCCAGCATGAAAAAAGATAAAAAAACTCTAAGAAATTTGAACGATGAGTCGTACCGTATCCGTAATAATACGGGTAGCAACGCGGCTGCCGAACGTCGTCGTGTAGACGGTGAACGAGCTTTTGAAAAACGCCAGATGAGTAAGATGAAGATGGGCGGTAAAGTTGAGTATAAGTCGGGCGGTATGGCGCAAGGATTCAATGCCCGACTAGACGATTCTATGGGTGCTAAGAACGGCAAGAAGTCTCAAAGCATGGCCTCTCGTCGTAATGAAAGCAAAGGAATGGAGAAGTCTAAGGGTAAAGGCGCGTACTCAGGCGATACTAAAATGATGGCTACCGGCGGTAAAGTACGCGGCGCAGGTATGGCTACTCAAGGCGTTCGCGCTTGTAAAATGCGATGATGAAATGTCGAGGCATGGGCAAGATGAAGCCCGTCGCGTTTAAGAAGGGCGGTACGGTCAAAGACGACTGTTACCGCAAAGTGAAGGCATCCTATAAAGTCTTCCCTTCTGCGTATGCCTCGGGTGCTATAGCAAAATGCCGAAAGAAGAAAGCCAGTGGCCGTTCGTAAGACTGAAAAGGGTAAATCCCTAAAACGCTGGTTTAAAGAGGACTGGAAAGACGTTCGCACAGGTAAAGACTGCGGGCGTAAGAAAGGGGAGAAACGGGGAACCCCGTACTGTAGGCCCACTAAAAAGGTCTCCAGTAAAACACCTAAGACCTCTGGTGAAATGACGGCAGCAGAAAAGAAGTCTCGTATAGCGCAGAAGAAACGCCTAGGGCAACCAGCAGGCAAACCTAGGCAAGTAGCATCGCTTAAAAGGAAGAAATAATGGCTACATCCGGTATTGCGACGTTTAACATGGACTTCACGGAAATTGCCGAGGAAGCGTGGGAACGTGCCGGTAGAGAAATGCGTTCCGGTTACGATTTTAGAACCGCCCGACGCTCCATGAATTTGCTTACTATTGAGTGGCAGAACCGTGGCATAAACATGTGGACGATTGAAGAAGGGTTTATTAACCTCGTTAAAGGTCAATCGCAGTACCCGCTTCCTGTTGAGACTATAGACTTACTAGAGCAAGTAATTCGCACAGGGCAAGGCAGCCAGAACTTACAGTCGGACTTAACTATATCGCGTATTAGTATGCCTACTTACGCGAGCATCCCTAACAAGCTTGCACAGGGCCGTCCTATACAAATCAATGTAGAGCGGTTAATTGCTCCAGTTATTAATCTTTGGCCCGTTCCCGATCAAGGTACTGCGGCTGCCCCCTTCTATGTGTTGAGATACTGGCGTATGCGCCGTATAGAAAATGCTGGGGATGGCGTTAACGAAGCGGATGTTAACTTTCGGTTCTTGCCTTGCCTAGTTGCAGGGCTTGCGTATTACATAGCTTCTAAAGACCCAGACTTAATGCCAAGGATTCCTATGCTACAGGCGGAGTATGAGCGTCAATTTGAGCTTGCGGCTGGGGAAGACAGAGAGAAAGCAACAATCCGACTGGTGCCTAGACTAAGTGGCTACTAGGAGTAGGGTATGAGTAATAGGTTTGCCTCAAGTAGAAATGCCCTTGCCATATGCGACGTATGTGGGTTTGAGTACCGGCTAAGGCAACTAAAGAATCTTGTAGTAAAGGGCATTGAAACGCAAGTTAAAGCGTGCCCTGAGTGTTGGAATCCCGGGCAACCTCAACTTATGTTGGGCACGTTTCCGGTAGATGACCCGCAAGCAATAAGGAACCCGCGACCGGATCAGAGTATAGTACCCGCAGGTAACTTTAGTAGTATTAATATTCAGTGGGGTTGGGACCCAGTAGGACTAAATGATCCATTTAACCTAACGCCCGACACTTTGGAAGGTATAGGTGCCGTAGGCCAAGTCACGGTAACTACTAGCTAGGAGATTAAAATGAAAAGTAAATCCAGATCAAACGTAAAGACCCCTAAGATAATTGAGTTCCCTAACGTGCCTACAGTGTACACAACGGACCTTAACGGCCTTGATGCACCACCTGCTAACTTAAAGACTACGGGTATAAAAGTACGGGGTACAGGCGCAGCTACTAAAGGGCTTCTTGCTCGCGGACCGATGGCCTAGAGGGTTAGCTGGTGAACTATACTGAGCTGAAGTTAAACATTCAGGACATTTGTGAGCAGACGTTTACAGATCAACAGCTTGCTATGTTTACGGAACAGGCAGAACAGTTTATCTACAATACTGTTCAGATACCTGCGCTACGTAGGAACCAAACAGGCTTCTTAACGCAAGACGATCCTTACTTGATATACCCAACAGATTTCTTATACACGTTCTCGCTCGCCGTTATTGACGCTGCCGGAAACTATGAGTACTTGTTAAACAAAGATGTTAACTTCGTGCGGCAGGCGTATCCAAACCCGACTAGCACAGGAAAGCCTAAGCATTATGGGGTGTTTGATGACACTGCATTTATAGTAGGGCCAACACCTGATATAACCTATAGCGTCGAATTACATTATGGGTACTACCCTGAAACTATTGTCACGGCAGGTACTACATGGCTGGGAGATGAGTTCGATAGCGCCTTACTTAACGGCGCACTTGTTCAGGCTATTCGCTTTATAAAAGGTGAACCGGATATGGTTGCGTTATATGAAAAAATGTTTAGCCAATCGTTAGTACTGCTCCGCAACCTTGGAGATGGTAAGATGCGAGAAGACATGTACCGTTCTGGACAAGTAAGATTTCGACCATCTTAATAAATTAAAAACGGGCGTTAGGCCCCAGAGGAAACACAAATGGCTATTTCACAAGCTATGGCTACATCGTTTAAAGTTCAAATCCTTGGCGGAGACTTTGATTTCAGCACGGGTACAACACAGACATTTTACTGTGCCTTATACACTAGCGTGGCTACGTTAGGCGCTACTACTACTGCCTACGCTGCGGCCAATGAAGTTGTTGGTACGAACTACACTGCGGGTGGTAACGCGCTAACGATAACTCAAGTTCCCACGTCTACAGG